CTGTTAGGGAACAAAATGATATGATAATATCAACAAAAGTACCCTAAAAGGAGAATGAATTATGGCAGTACAATATAACGACATACAGGAATTGCTTAGAATTCGTGCAGACCTTAATGCGAGATTGAATTTGATGCCTTATGACGGAACACCCGAAATTAAAGAGCAAGGCGAAGGAAAATACCTTTATGTAAGAAAACGTGTAGCAGGCAAACAAACATCTACTTATGTAGGAGTATATTCCGAGGAATTATATAATCTTCTTTTGAGAAATGCAAGAGAAGCTCGTGAAATAAAAAAAGAACTGAGAAAAGTTGAGAAGCAACTCGCAAATGTAGGATATTCCGAGGATGAACTACCTGCCGAGGTCATAAAAAATATTGAATTTGCACGAGCAAATATGAAAATGAATATATATGACCAAGCGGTGTTAGAGGGTGTTGCAACCTCCTTTCCTCAAACAGAAGAAATAATAGAAAACGGCAAAGTATCGGGAATGACCGCTACCGATGTGCAAAAGATTTTGAATTTGAAACACGCATGGGAGTTTATTTTGGATAGAGATGTAATTTCAAGCAGGTCGGATTATTATATGCTTAGTCATATTGCAAGACTTGTCAACGAAGGATTTTTTGCTGAAGGCGGACGCATCCGCGGTGTGCCTGTAACAATTGGTGGTTCGTCATATATACCGCCTTTGCCGAACGAAATTGATGTAAAAGACAAAATTCTTGGAATTATAGAGGAGAAAGACGAAGCCGTAAACATTGCCGTTAAGCTATGCCTATATTGTATGAAAACACAGATTTTCTTGGATGGAAACAAGCGTGCGGCGGTAATTTTTGCAAATCACTATCTTATTGCTCATGGTGGTGGCTTTTTGGTAATTCCCGAAAATGAAGTTCCAAAATTCAAGGAATTACTTGTAAAATTCTATGAAGGTGAAGATATTTCTGTGATTTCTTCATTTATGAAACAGCATTGTTGGAAAACAATAGGATAACAATTTTTATATACAGATTTCCTTATATAAGCATCTATCAATATGGTAGGTGCTTTTTTAATACAAATTTTTAGGAGGGATTTATCTATGGGTCTAATAAGAAGCATATTTAGGTCAAGGGATAAGCCACAAAATATGACGGCAGGTTCCGGTTACAGTTTCTTTTTCGGTGGAACAACATCGGGAAAATCCGTAACAGAGCGAAGTGCGATGCAAATGACCGCCGTTTATGCCTGTGTGCGTATTCTTTCGGAGGCTATTGCCGGACTGCCACTTCATTTATATAAATATACAGATAGCGGTGGCAAGGAAAAAGCAATCGACCATCCGTTATATTTACTGCTCCATGACGAGCCGAACCCTGAAATGAGTTCATTTGTATTTCGTGAAACTCTTATGACACACTTACTCCTTTGGGGTAATGCATACGCACAAATTATAAGAAACGGTAAAGGTGAAGTAATCGCACTCTACCCCTTGATGCCAAACAAGATGACTGTTGATAGAGATGAAAACGGACACTTATATTATAGATATCAAAAGTCAAATGAAGAAGCACCTACAATGCCAAACTCTGCCGTAATACTAAAGCCCTCGGATGTGTTGCATATTCCCGGACTTGGCTTTGATGGTCTTGTTGGTTATTCCCCAATAGCAATGGCAAAAAACTCAATCGGTATGGCAATAGCCTGTGAGGAGTTTGGTGCGAGGTTCTTTGCAAACGGTGCTGCTCCCGGAGGTGTTTTAGAGCATCCCGGAACTGTTAAGGATCCGCAACGGATTAGAGACAGTTGGAATAATTCTTTTATGGGTACCGGCAATGCTCATAAGGTGGCTGTTTTGGAAGAAGGTATGAAATATACTCCGATTGCAATATCGCCTAATGAAGCACAATTTTTAGAAACAAGAAAATTTCAACTTAATGAAATAGCCAGAATATTTAGAGTACCACCACATATGATAGGCGATTTAGACCGAAGCACATTTAGTAATATAGAAAATATGTCGCTTGAATTTGTAAAATACACACTTGACCCATGGGTGATTAGATGGGAGCAATCACTTCAAAGAATGCTTTTTACAAGAGACGAAAAGAAGCAATTTTTTGTTAAATTCAATTTGGATGGTCTACTACGTGGTGATTATGCAAGTCGCATGAATGGCTATTCTATAGGTATTCAAAACGGATTTATGTCGCCAAATGATTGTAGAAATCTTGAAGGAATGGATTTGATACCGGAAGAAAAGGGTGGAAATGAATATTACTGCAATGGTAACTTTTTGCCACTTCGTATGGCAGGAGCTTATGCAAATAAAACAAATGAGGAGAATGCCGATGTATTACAAACAGCTGATAAATCAGAAAATCGGGAACTGGACAGTCGTCGGTCCGGAAATCCGAGGTAAAAGTAATCATGTTAAATTATTGTGTAAGTGTGCCTGTGGTCGCACAAGATATGTGGATGCATATTGCTTAAAACATAATACAACATTTAGTTGTGGTAAATGCTCATATATCGTTAAAGAAAATAACTATTTGAGATGCTTTATGAAAAACGGAGCATCTTTTATTTTTGACAAAAAAGATGAAAATCTGATAAGAGCACATACTTGGTCTATTGCGAGAGGGCATATTCGCACAACAATAAATGGGAAAACTGCATATCTACATAGGCTTTTGTTAGGGGTTTCAGACGACATTGAAATTGACCATATTAATCTTGATAAAGCAGATAATCGGCGACAAAATTTAAGATATGCCACACATTCAGAAAATCAAATGAATAGAGGCTTGAGAAAAGATAACAGCAGTGGCTATAAAGGAGTGTGTTTTGACAAAAGAAGTAAAAAATATATATCATATATCAACGCAAACGGGAAAAGAAGGTATCTTGGATATTATGATGATAAATTCTCCGCAGCAATGGCATATGATTTAGCAGCCGAAAGGCTTCATGGAAAATTTGCAAAATTTAATTTAAACAAGGAGGAACAAAACGAAAATGACGAAGTTTTGGAATTGGACGAACCAAACGGACAAGACGAATCCGAAGCAAACGAACAGAACTCTGTTTCTAAACGGTCAAATCGCAGACGAGAGCTGGTATGACGATGATGTTACACCGCAATTGTTCAAGGATGATTTGTATGCCGACACCGGTGATGTCACTGTTTGGATTAACTCACCCGGAGGTGATTGCGTGGCGGCGGCACAGATTTACAATATGCTCCGTGAATATCCGGGCAATGTTACTATCAAAATTGATGGTATTGCAGCATCTGCCGCATCATTAATTTCTATGGCAGGAGATACAGTTTTAATGTCGCCTGTTTCTATGATGATGATTCATAACCCACTCACAATGGCAATCGGAAACGCAGACGATATGCAAAGGACTATTGAAATGCTTGATGAGGTTAAGGAAAGTATCATAAATGCTTATGAACTTAAAACAGGGCTTTCTCGTTCAAAGCTTTCACACCTTATGGATAATGAAACATGGATGAATGCTACAAAGGCGGTTGAACTTGGCTTTGCCGATGGTATTCTCTATCGTGATGCAGATATTGATGAGGACGATGAAGATGACGAGGATGACACACAAGTTGTTGAGCCTGAAAAGGACGATGACACCGAGGAGAAACCTAATAAGCAAGAAAACAAATGCGGTGAAAAAGAGAAAAATACAAATAAACTTTCAAAGCCTATGATGTTTTCTCGTCAGCAGATTAATTTGAATTTGGTTTCAAAAATCAATAAGCATTTTGAAAAACAGGCTGAAAAGCCAAAAGAACAAGTCGAACAAGGTCGTAGTGTTGATGCACTTATGGACCGTTTGAATTTATTAAAATACTAATTTATAGGAGGACTTTTACTATGACTATTACAGAAATGAGAGCAAAAAGAGCAAAGGCATGGGAATCAGCTAAAGCATTCCTTGATTCACACAGAAATGAAAAAGGTATGTTATCTGCCGAGGACGATGCCGTTTACACAAAGATGGAAAACGAGATTACCGATTACACAAAAGAAATCGCAAGACTTGAACGTCAAGAAGCTCTTGATAAAGAACTTGATATGCCGACAAGCACGCGTATTACGGAAAAGCCGGAAACAACCGATAAAAAGGATGAAAAGAAAGGCAGAGCGTCTGACACCTATAAGCAGGCATTTTGGAATGGGCTTCGTACCAAAAAAGGTATCATAACTACTGAACTTCGTAACGCCTTAGAAGAAGGCACTGATTCAGAGGGTGGTTATCTTGTACCGGATGAGTTTGAACATACTCTTGTTCAATCTTTGAAAGATTCTATGGTTATTAGACCGCGTGCCCATGTAATAACTACCTCAAGCGGCTCACACAAAATCCCTGTTGTAGCATCACATGGTAGTGCAGCATGGATTGACGAGGAAGGTGCATATACCGAAGGTGATGAAACATTCGGACAGGCTCAGCTTGATGCACATAAGGTTGGTACAATCATTAAGGTTTCAGAAGAACTTTTAAATGACTCTGCATTTGACCTTGAAGGATATTTTGTAACCGAGTTTGCAAGACGTATAGGTGAAAAAGAAGAAGAAGCCTTTTTAGTAGGTAACGGTACTTCAAAACCTACAGGTATCTTAAATACAACAGGCGGCGGTGATGTTGGTGTTACTACTGCTTCTGCTACTGCAATTTCTGCAGACGAGCTTATCGACCTTTATCATTCACTAAAAGAACCTTACAGAAAAGATGCTGTTTGGATTTTAAACGATGCAACTGTTAAGGCCATCAGAAAGTTAAAGGATGGTACAGGTCAGTATTTATGGCAACCGGGCATTAAGGATGGCGAAGCAAGTACAATTCTTGGCAGACCTTACTTTACTTCTTCATATGTACCTACTATGGCTGCAAACGCAAAGACTGTTATTTTCGGAAACTTGAATTATTACTGGATTGGTGACCGTGAAGGTATCACATTTAAGAGACTTAACGAACTTTATGCCGGCAATGGTCAAGTTGGTTTCCTTGCATCTAAGAGACTTGATGGTAAGACCGTTCTTTCAGAGGCGATAAAGGTACTTAAGCAACACGCATAAGGAGGATTAACCTATGAGTTATAACGCAAAAAATTACACCGAACAAGGTGGCGAGAAAACTGTAATCGGTGGCACTCTTGAAATAAAATCGGATGCTACCGTTACGGGACTTCCAAAAGCAAATGTTCAGGCAGACAGTACAGCCACAACCGTGGCGGCATTAAAGGACGATTTTAATGCTTTGCTTTCTAAACTTAAATCGGCAGGACTTATGAAAACTGAATAAGGGGCGTGATATCATATGACGCTCGATGATGTAAAAGAGTTTTTACGAATTGACCATGACGCAGAGGACGGATATATTTCCGTCCTTTTGCTATTGGCAAAGGAATTATGCGAAAATTATCTCCGCCAAGAAATACCAACGGTAATACCGGAGTCGATAAAGCAGGCACAACTGCTTATCATTTCACATTTTTATGAAAACAGAAATGGCGGTCCTGTTCCAGATGCGGTTTATAGATTACTTGATGCTTACAGAAAGGAAGTGTTTTGATGAACTTTTCAAAATTAAAGCATAGAATTATATTTTTAAATCCAACAGATTTAATTACAAATACTATGGGTGAAACAGTTCCAAGATATGAGCCTTTTAAACCGTATCTTCCCCTTACACTTCAAGTTGAAAACGATAGACCATACCTTTCTGTTGATAGCACCGGTAATTCAATTTTGGTGTATCAAGACGGCAGACCTTACGCCCATACACTTGCGTTAAAGGAATATTCTGTTGCAGCTTTTGTTGCTCCGATGAGTGGCAGAGAATATGAAGAATCGCAAAAACTACGAGTTGAAACAACATACAAAATTGCAACGAGATTTTTCCCTCAAATAAATGCCACGCAGAGAATTTTATATAACGGCAGAGAGTTTGAAATCATATCCGTACTTGACCTTGACGGAAAGCATGAGGAATTACAAATTATTGCTGCCGAAAAGGATAAAAATACAACACAGAAATTTGAAGGTGATTCAAATGGCTAAGGATGATAATACATTCGGATTTGAGGATTTACAAAAGGCTTTTAATAAGACAGTCAATAAATTTGATAGCAAAACCGATGCAATGCTTATGGCAATGACCAATGTCGCAAGATCGAGAATTAGGGCAAATTCACCAATAAGCAAAACAAAAAAGCTTAAAGGCTCGTGGCGTACAAAAAAGCCAAAGCAATATGGCAAAGCACGAGTGGCGAGAGTTCAATCTCAAAACAGATATGCCCATGTTGTTGAGGAAGGACATAATGTTGTGCAAGGCGGAAGGACAACCGGCAGGAATGGAAGGCAGTTAAATATAATCCAAAGAACAGTACGAGGTGTTTCTGTAAACGGAAAAACAAAGCCTGTAAAAATGATTGAAAAATCTATGGGTGAACTTCGTACTACCTTTGGAAATAACGCAAAAAAGCTGCTTGATGATTTAACAAAGGAACTTGATATTTGATTAAAATCGCCAATAGCACTGCTTTTTGCTCGGGGCAGTACATTGAGTACGGCACCACTCACTGCAAAACAGCACTCTTGACGATTTTTCTTCAAATATGACTGAATAATTATATGAGGAACATTTATGATTACTATTTTAGATATACAAACCGCTATTGCAAAGGCTCTAAAAGATAACGGCTTTACGGTTATTGCAAATGAAGTAAAAGAAGGTTTTACAAAGCCTGCTTGCTTTATTGATGTTCTGCCTGTTCAGGTGGAACTGCAAAATCAATTTGAAGAGCTGATAACCGATAGCATTGAAATAACATATTTTCCGCAGGTCGAAACTCGTGAAAGCTTGGTTACGGCTTCGGAGCAATTAAAAAATATTTTCTTGTATCACACTCTCCCTGTGAAGGATAGGTTTTTAAGTATCAACGGCATTACCTTTGATGCCGATAACGGAAGCCTAATAGCACAGTTTGATATAGAGTATTTACAAGAAACAAACTTCACACAAGAAACACTTCCGAAAATGGAAGAATACGAAGAAAGGGTGATTTGCAGTGGGGCTTCCACAGATACTGATTAATTTCACAACGCTTGCTGAAACTCTTGTTACAAGGAGTGAACGAGGTGTTGTAGCCGTTATTCTAAAGGACGGCTCAAATCAAACACAAAGCTATTCTTATGAAAAAGAAAGTGATATTGTTTCGAGTCATTGGACGGCTACAAATAAAGCATATTTGTCATTGATATTTATGGGCAATCCGTCAAAGGTGCTTGTTGAAAGAATAGCAACCGATGGTGATTGGGACGATGGACTTGATAGGCTTAAAAACAAGCAATGGACATACCTTACCATTCCGACTATCGCAAGTGCGGATATTTCGGATATCACAACATTTATTACAACCCAAAGAACAACATATCATAAAAGCTTTAAGGCGGTACTTCCGTCAACAACAGCAAATAACGAGGGTATTATTAACTTTACCACAAGTGATATTAAAGTTGGAACAAAGACATATACAACGGCAGAATTCTGTGCAAGAATTGCAGGAATACTTGCAGGACTTAGCCTTAATAAAAGTGCTACATATTATGCTCTCTCGGAGGTTGAATCTATAACTGAAAGTGCTACTCCCGATACCGATGTTGATAACGGAAAGCTTATCTTAATAAATGACGGCTCAAAAATCAAAATAGCAAGAGCAGTTAATTCGCTAACCACAACAACGGCACAAAAGGGCGAGGACTTCAAAAAGATAAAAATAATTGAAGCACTTGATATGATTCGTGATGATATACGCCTTACCTTTGAGGATGATTTTGTAGGTCAGATTGAAAACAGCTATGATAACAAGGTTTTGTTTATTGCAGCTATTAATAAATACTTTGCAGAGCTTACAAAAGAAGGCGTTTTGTATTCGGAATATGACAATAAAGCTGAGATTGATGTTGATGGTAACCGTCAATGGCTTGTTGCTCATAATAAGCCGGTTGAAACGATGGATGAGGAAACAATAAAGAAAGCCAATACCGGAACAACTGTATATGTTAAGGCAAGTATTCAGGTGCAAGACGCAATCGAAGATTTGAACTTTACAATCTATATGAATTAACGGAGGTGTGCTAAATGGCAAATAAACTAATCGCCCCAAGAGTCATGAACGGCAAATGGGGTATGGTATATATTGACGGTGAGCCTGTTTATGAAACGGACTCCTATGAAGCAAAGCTTACCATTGAGCGAGAAGATGTTGATTTTGTCGGTCAAATGGTTAAGGATTCAAAGATGGTCGGGCTTACCGGTGAATGGTCAATGACAATTAAAAAGGTATTCTCAAGAGGTGCTACACTCCTATCCGAGAAAATAAAAAAGGGACAAGATGTAAGAGTACAAATTATCTCAAAGCTTGATGACCCGGACGCATACGGAAGTGAAAGGCTTGTTATTGAGAATGCTTGGTTTAATGAATTGACGCTTCAAAAATTTGAAAACTCAAAGATGGTTGACGAGGAATATTCGGGCGGCTTCACAGACTACTACTTCCCGGATATGGTTGAACCAAGATAGGAGTAAGATATGAATAAAAACACAAAAATCACATTGCAAGAGCTTATGCGAAGAAAAGAGCAAATGCTCGAAAGCAAGAAAACACAAAAGTCAAAGGATTTATATGTTGAATCACTTGACGGAACAATTACCATCACAGAGCCTACAAGAAGTGTTATCTTGGAAGCAAGCGAATTTGAGGAAAACAAGGGTGATGTTTATACAGTATATCAATGTGTAACTGAGCCAAACCTCAAGGATAAAGAATTACAAAAGGCATTTGAATGTGTTGAGCCTATGGAGATAGTTGAAAAGGTATTCTCGGCAGGCGAAATTACAAACATTGCACTTAAATGTATTGAGCTTGCAGGCTATGGACAAAACTCAATTAAAGAAATAGTTGAAGAAACAAAAAACTAATTTCTGCAGATGATGAGCTGTACATGATACACCATTATCTGCAGAAAGGCTTTTCTGATGTATATTTAGTAAATTTATCAATGGAGCAGAAAGCCTTTTATATGGCGAGTATGCTCCTTAGTTTTGAAGAAGAAAAACAGAAATTAAGAGCAATAGGAGGTGGCGGATAATGGCTAAAAATATAGGTGCTACACTTACTATTAAAGACGGCAACTTTAAATCTTCCATCAAGGCTGCTATTTCAAGCACCGAAAATTTCAAGAAGCATACATCAAGCGCTACCGGTTCATTAAAAACTATGGGCTCACAAAGTTCTGTAGCCGGAGATAAGCTTACAAGCTTGGCTAAAAAAGCACTTGGTGTTGTTACAGCGTATATGAGCTTTCGGAAAATTATATCGGTTTCGGAAGAATGTATTAAAAAGGCTCAAGCAGCTGAAGAAGCTAACATTCGACTGAATACCATTATGTCACAGATACCTAACATAACCGAAGAAGCAAAAGCAGGGGTTGCTGCATACTGTAAAGAACTATCCACTCAAACCACAATCGGTGCTACGGCACAAAAGTCGGGTGCTTCGCAGCTTGCATCTTTCCAAATGTCGGCAGAATCAATAAATAAATTGATGCCTCAGCTTAATAACCTTGCGGTAGCAAACTATGGCGTAAACGTTACTTCGGAGCAAATGATACAGTCAGCAAACTTACTTGGTAAAGCGTATTCAGGACAAGCGGGTGCTCTTTCAAGGTCAGGTATTGTAATGACCGAGGCACAAAAGAAAATATTAAAAACAGGAAACGATGCTCAAAAGTCATCTGCTCTTGTTGAAATTCTAAATCAGAACTTTGGTGACCTCGCAAAGCAGATGGCTAATTCAAGTGAAGGTAAACTGATAAGAATAAAAAATTCCATTAACTCAATTAAAACATCGGTTGGTACTGCATTGCTACCGGTTGTGGAACAAGCAACAGCCTATGCGGTTACGAAGATACCTAAGATACAATCTGCTATTGAGGGTATAACTCAAAAGGCTATTCCTATTTTATCAAGTGTATTTAGTGAGATGATATCAGGTGCTGAAAAAATAGGTCCTATGCTTCTTGGAGTAATAAAGAATTGGAAAGAAATAGCTCTTGCTATTGCCCCTGTTGTAGCTGCAATAGGGACATACAAAGCAATGGTCGGAGCAGTAAATATTATGCAGAATATTTGCAATATCACTCTTGGACTTTCGGCAACAGAGATGGGTGCAATGTCGGTAGCAGAGCTTGCAGCGGCATCGGCAAAAGGAATACACACGGCAGCTACCGGAGCATTAACGGCTGCACAAACGGCACTTAATGCCGCCTTTCTTGCCTCACCTATCGGATGGATTGTTTTAGGTGTTGCGGCGGTTGTTGCGGCAATAATTCTTTTATACAAGAAATGCGATACATTTAGGAATTTTATAAATAACGCATTTATGAATATTGTAGCGTGGGCTAAAAATACTTGGAATGGAATAAAGACCTCACTTCAACCATTGATTGATGCAATAAAAAATGCCTTTGTTCAGGCTTGGGAACTGATAAAAGTTGTTTGGGGTTATGTGTCCCCATATTTCAAAATGGTATGGGAAAATATAAAAATAGTTTTTTCGGTGGTTGCTACATATATAGGCGGATTATTCAGAACTGCATGGACAATCATTAAGGCGGTATGGGATACTGTGGTAGGATATTTTACTGCCATTTGGAACACAATATCGGGAATTTTCTCGGTAGTCAAATCCGTATTGACGGGAGATTGGCAAGGAGCATGGGAAGGCATCAAAGGAATTGTGGCCACATGGGCGACATTCTTTAGTGGAATTTGGGAATCAATAAAAAGTATTTTTTCAGCGGTTGGAAGTTGGTTTTCATCAACCTTTTCTGCAGCTTGGGAAGGAATAAAAGCAATATTCGGGAATGTTACCGGATTCTTTAGTGGGATATGGAACACGATAAAAAATATGTTTGTAAATATCGGAACATCTATAGGAAACGGCATATCCGGTGCATTTAAGTCGGTAGTAAATTCCGTTATTCGTTTTGCAAGCAATATTATTAATGGCTTTATAAATAGCATCAATGGTGCTATCGGACTAATTAATAAAATCCCCGGTGTCAGCATTCCAAAGCTTGGAACAGTCAGCCTACCTCAGCTTGCAAATGGTGGTATTATTCAAGGCAGCGGCTTGGTTATGGTTGGTGAACGAGGACCGGAGATACTTAACCTTCCAAAAGGTGCAAGCGTTACACCACTTAATAAGACAACCAATAACAGAAACAATGTGTTTAATATAACAATAAATGCAGGAAATAAATCGGCTGATGAAATTGTGGATGAATTGATGCCAAAATTAAAATTGGCACTTGGGAATATGTAAAAAACGATGAAATTTGACGAAAGGTATTGAAAAATCAAGATAAATAGTGTATAATGTAAAGGTCGGAGAAATCCGATGTTAAAGGTAGTCTTGGAATGAACATTCCGTGGACGGCTCGCCCCAATTCCTATATTACATATGGAAGGGGGTGGTTGCTTTGGGAAAAAAGATATTGAAAATTCTGATTTTTACAATCATGTTTCTTATGATTTTGACCATAAAAGCAAATTAGTCGCCCACACCTCGAAATGTAGCGACTAATTTTTAGTATACATTGGCGAGCCGTTCACCCGACTGCCTTTTTCCATTAATTATTATACACCTCATTTTCAGATTTGTCAACCATTTGCGATAAATTTGTTAAAATTGGAGGTGCTTTTTTATTATATGGATATATTTTTAAGCGTAAATAACCGAGAAGAAGTTATTCAGCTACCTGTCCTTCCTTCAGAATTTACTGTTTCTAAGGCACGAAACAACGAGGTGTTTGAAACGGTATCACAAGGTGAAATAAATCTAATCGGCAAAGAAAAATTAAAAAGCATATCGTGGTCTTGTTTTCTTCCAATGAAGGACTATCCGTTTTTAAGGGATAAATCATATAACGCATTTGGGTATTTATATAAGCTGGATACTTGGTATAATCAGCAATTACCAATGCGACTTATTATCACCGACACGCCTATTAATATGGCTTGTACGATTGATGATTTTCAATATACAATAGGCAGAGACGGTGATATGAAATATTCGATTTCGCTTTCGGAGGTGAAGTTGTTCTGATGGGTGCAATAATTGAAAGTGCGGTTAATTGGGCGGTATCGATTGCCAATGACTCCACACATGGATATGACCAAGCTTCAAGGTGGGGACCGAACTACGATTGTTCTTCCTTGGTTATTTCAGCATTTGAACAAGCAGGCTGTAAGGTTAAGTCAGCCGGAGCAACAACCACAAGTGATATGAAATCGGTATTCCTCAAAAAAGGCTTTAACGATGTAACAAAGAGCATAACCCTATCCACCGGTCTCGGCTTAAAACGAGGTGATGTTCTTTTAAATACATCTCATCATACCGCATTGGTTGTTGAGGATGGTGGTAAAACAATTGTAAATGCTTCAATTAACGAAAAAGGAAAAACAACCGGTGGTAAATCAGGTGACCAAACAGGAAAAGAGATTTATACAAGAGGCTATTACAATTATCCTTGGAATGTGGTTTTAAGACTGACGGAAGATAACGGCTCATCAACAAGCAATTCGGATAGTGATAAAGAATATACACTAACCGACAATTACGGCACAGGTGGAAATAAGGTCAGCGACAAGTTTTCGACTTCAGCCGATGAAACATACAAGCTTGTAGTTGGTGGCACCGATATATCAAAATATGTAGGTGGACTTTCGTGGCAAAATTCTATAGATGAACTTGCTACAAAAATGAGCTTTGAAGTGGCAAAATCAAGCACGAAATATGTAAATACATATATTCCGCAAATTGGTGACATCGTAAATTTCTATACAAATGCAGAGGTTTTCAGAGGGATAATCATTGCCGTTGATGATGGTGATTTGTATAAGAATAAATACACAGTTACAGACTTTGGATGGTACTTGAACAAGTCAACGGAAACATATCAATTTAATAATATGAATGTAAAGAAAGCGATTATTAGGATATGTACTGACTTTAATATTCCCATTGATTCGATACCGGATTTCACTCAAACAATAAAACAAATATATATTGACAAATGCATATCCGATATTTTGAAGGATATTCTTGATAAGTGTGGCGGAGGTTACAACCTTGATATGACACCGACAGGAATACGAATTTATAAATACGGCTCCATATACGCATATCCGGAATTTAGAATTACTCCGAATACTCAGCTTATTTACTCACCTACTTTAAAATGCGGAGTTTCCCATTCTCTTTCAATCGAAGAAATGAAGAACAGTATAAAGGTTGTTTCGGAAAAAGATAGCGTTTATACAGTGCAGACCGTTATCAAAGATACGGATAGTATATATAAATATGGCATACTTCAAGAGGTTGTAAAGGTTGACCTTGAAAAAGAAAACGCAAATACTATAGCAAAAGAAAAGCTTGCAGAACTCAACAAAGCTACTGAAAGCTATTCTGTTGAAATAATTGAAGCGGTAAATTCCTACACAAGAGCAGGATATTTAATCACTATTGATGATGTCAATTATTTAATTACAAGCACAGACCATAGCATATCAAATGGGATACATCTTGTGAAGTTGGGATTAAGAAAATTTAGCAATATGAACAAAACTTAAAAATTAGGATAAGAATTTTTTGAATTTGTATTGACTTTCCTAATTCGTTGTGGTAGAATATGAGCAACCTATAAAGAGTGCGTGAGGGACAAGCCCTTTGACCGCACAGCAACCTGCCATATGGTAAGGTGCTAAAGCTTGATTGATGGGTGTCAATATGCTGATAGCGCTCATCAATACGATGGGCGTTTTTTCGATCTCTTTTTAGGAATAATTATTTAGGAGGTCGCAATAATGCGTACATTAACACAACTTTATTCATTAGAAGGAAAGGTTTATCTTTTCATCAATTCGGAGCAAGCGTATGAGGTTTTTACAAAAAAAGCAACAGAGGAAGGCTTCACTTTACCAAAAGTAACAGATGATATTCTTGCATTAAATCCTGATTTTAGTTTTAGTCATCCGGGACTTGTTGGTCATATGAAATTTCATAACGACAAACATGGGTTGATTCGTATTGATTTTATAAAATGGATTGGCGGTGCAAATAATTATCTGTATCAAGAATAATTACTTAAAAGGTTACTTCATTAAGAGGTAGCCTTTTTCTATACCCATTTTTTGGAGGTGGTCAGCATAAACGGAATTACAGAGCTTGCAAAGCTATTAAAAGAACGAGAAAATGAAAGCGGTTATTCGCCTGTGTTTGGAGAGATAATTGGACTGCCGAATACTAAAATCCGAATATCCGATAAGATAATTTTAACCGATGATTACATCACACCTTGCTTTAATTACAAGGAGCAGAACATTGATGATGAGTATATTTATTTGAATAAAACCGCAATACTACTTCCTTATGCCAACAACCAAAAATATATTATGATTGGAGTGATAACAAATGTTTCCTAATACAAATGATACGAGTAATTTAGAAACAACAACAGGAACAAAATCATTCCTATTTGACTTTGAAAATAACGAATTTGTAATCGTTGACGGAAAGCTTGTGGAGTGTGACGGCTTAGATGCAATAAAGGTGTGGATTTCAAAAATCTTAAAAACAGAAAAAGGCAGATATGAAATTTACGATGACACAAATTATGGTGCAAAGCTTGAGGATTTGCTTATCGGAAGCTCCTACTCCTCCTCCTTTATCGAATCGGAATTAAAGCGAGAAATCGAAGATGCACTTTTGCAAAATCCTCAAATTACAGCGGTTACAAATTTTAATATAACAAGAGAATCAAGCAGACTTACTGTAGAAATGGAGGTTATAATAAATGACACAGGAACAAATACTATCACGGTTACTGTCTGATATTTCAGATGAATTTGATAAGAGCGTAGGCTCTTTTTTTTATGACATTGATAAGCCTGTGGCAAAGGAATTTGAAACCCTATACAACCGAGTTGAAGAAATTCTTGTACAAGGCTTTGCAGCAACGGCAACCGGAGCATATCTTGACAGTAAGGTTTTAGAGCAAGGCTTAACGAGGAAGCCACCTACATTCGCAAGCGTAACAGTAAAGATAACCGGAACACCCGGAAGCACCATATCAGTTAATGATAAGGTCGCATCGGATTTGCTTGTCTTTTCAATAATTGAAAATAAGACAGTCGGAGCAAACGGAACTGTGACAGCAAACGCAATATGCGATACGGCAGGCTCTGTCGGAAATGTTCCCATAGGTGCAATAAATCATTTTCCCGTTACTATTTCGGGACTGGTATCAGTTACAAACGAAGCAGCCGCAATTGACGGCTTTGATGAAGAAACCGATGATGAATTGCGTGACAGATACTTTGAAAAGGTATCACTCCCTGCTACAAGCGGTAGCAAATACCATTATATTCAATGGGCTAAAGAGGTCGGCGGTGTTGGTGATGCAAAGTGTATACCTCTTTGGAACGGAGCAGGCACTGTAAAGGTTGTAATCATCAATTCCGACAGAGGCGCAGCAAACCAAGCACTAATAAATGAGGTATCTGCATACATTGAGGAAAACAGACCAATCGGTGCAAGTGTTACTGTAGCAAGTGCCACTCCGCTTGAAATAGATGTATCGGTAACTTTAACTCTTACAAGCGGAACAACAAACGAAACCGCACTTGAAAAAATCGAAGAAAATATTACAAATTATCTAAAGCAAAAAGCCTTCACATCAAACTATGTTTCCTATGCTCAAATCGGCAGATGCATACTTGAATGTGATGAGGTTTTAGATTATGAGGATTTGCTTGTAAACGAGGATACAGAAAATATTGAAATAGCAAATACAGAGGTTGCGGTGCTTGGCGAGGTGACTATAAATGAAGATGATTAAGAAAATGCCTTCATATTACCGTAAATCCGAAGTAATGAATGAATTAGTCGACTCAATTGAAAACGAGGTTGAAAGGCTAAATAATGAAATAACATTAACAGAAAATCAATTCTTTGTGGTGCTTGCGGACAGAGATATTGCAAAGCACGAAAGTGATGTCGGACTTGTTCCCGATACCTCTGCCGATATTGATACAAGGCGTAGCAGAGTAATGTCAAAGCTTCGAGGAACGGGAACGGTTACAAAAACTATGATGAAAAATGTGGCAAAGTCATTTGTCAACGGAGATATTGAAATTATCGAATATCCGTCAACCTATTGCTTTGCGGTAAAGTTCACATCAAGAACCGGTATTCCATACAACATAAATGATATTAAAAATATGATTGAGGAAATAAAGCCTGCACATCTTCAAGTACAATATATTTTTACTTACAGGCTTTGGCAGGATGTTTTAGATGTGCTTACAAATTGGACAACGGTCAACACTCATACTTGGGAGTGGCTTATGTCCTTTGAAACGCAACAAAACTTATATGTTAATGAAAATAACAAAGTGTATTTTGTTCCCGAGTCCGGCAACGCTATAGTTGTTTGGAATGGGAGCAAAGCATATGCAAGAAAGGTGGAAAACTAATGGCAACAATACAACCAACAGACATAGGTCTTGCGACATATAACGATGTCGGAGATGTTAATAACTTACAAACAACCGCAAGAACGGTGGTAGGTGCAGTTAATGAAATATTGAACGGCGGTAATATGGGAACGCAAAAATATGTTCAAGGCACCAACAACAAAGCATTAGGTGAAAACAATGTAATAGTCGGAAATAATAATATTGTTTATGGCGACAACAACCTTGTGATCGGCAACAACATCCGATTATTTGGAAGCTATAAGACTGTATACGTGGGACATAATATTTCGGTTGATGCTACAACACAAAGTAATTTCTATTACTCCGGAAGCACTGCGCCTTTTTCTGTAGGAGATAAAATTGCGGTTTCTGTTGACACCGAGTGGAGGTCTTCCTCTGAAAGAGATTATGTATCCGTTACATATTATAACGAGGTTTGCACAGTCACATCAATCAATACTACCGCACATACCTTTGAAGTAGATAACTTTCCGGTTTCATTTGACCCACCGGATGAAATACATACAACATTAAGCTCGTTATATACAATATATGTTGTAGGGTTAAATTCAGATTATTCCGTTGAAGGTGCTGATTCAGCGTTTATTTTTGGTGAGGCCGCAAGTACCTACGGAGCTTTTTCAATAAACTCAGGTACGGCTAAAGGTAGATATTCCTTTGCTGCAAATTACGGAAACAGTGTCAATCAATACTCTACGGCATTAAATAATGGTACGACCGAGGGTGACTATTCACTCGCTATAAATCATGCAAAAACAACGGCTGACGATTCTTTGGCAACAGGAACATCAATTGCGGCTTCAAGGTATTCGGTTGCAAGTGGTCTTAGATGTTGCACGACATATAAAGCATTAAAGGTTACTTCATATAGCGGAAGCAATAGATATTTTGATATTGACCAAAGCTATACTGTTTCGGGTAATGTAATAGTTGGCAGTAAATTATTTGTCCCGATGTATAACTCACTAAATTCATATATGCTTCAAATTTTTACTGTTTCCTCCGTAAGCGGTCAAAGGATATACATAAACGAAACATTCCCAACAAGCGGTTCAAGTGCATGTAATATGTTTTCGGATAAAATGCTCTTTGTGTCAAAAAACCAAAATTTCGCAGGGTATAATTTTGTAAACGGAATGCACTCAATAGCCGGACACCTATATAGTTTAGCAAACGGAAATCATGTTTTAAGTGCAAATGAGGGTGCTGTTATATTTGGAAAACATGGAATAACTACGGATGACTACTCCATCAATTTAGGAAATGGAACAAGCTATAGTAATACAGGACTTGCATTTAAGGTTACAAGCCAAGGTAATGTTTCTGCTGATGGTCAGTACACGTCACCTTGTGCCGATTATGCAGAATTTTTTGAGTGGCTTGATGGTAATCCTAATAACGAAGACCGTGCAGGATATTTTGTAAAACTAAACGGTGAGAAAATAGTAAAGTGCGAGGAATTTGATAAACCACTTGGCATTGTTTCTGCTACCCCTGCTATCATAGGTGATTCATCTGAACTGCATTGGCAAGGTAAATTTGTAACCGATGATTTTGGAAGAATTCAATATCACGAGGTTACTGTTCCGGAGGAAAAGGACGAAAACGATAATGTGATAACCCCGGAGCATACAGAAATGCAACCTATGATAAATCCCGATTGGAATCCTAATGAAGAATATATTCCGAGAAAAGACAGAAAAGAATGGTCAACGGTCGGTGTTTTAGGAAAGCTTATCGTATACGATGACGGAACACTTCAAGCAGGAGATTTGTGCAGATGCGGAGCAGACGGAAAAGCCGTAAAATCAATAGAAACCGGTTATCCTGTACTAAAAAGAATTGCAAATGATAAGGTTTTAGTTTGGTTTAAGGAGTGATGACAAATGCCAAGAGAAACTACAAATTATAGATTTAAAAAGCCTTTGTATTCAGATAATGCGGATGTATCGGTGTTAAATGAGAATTTCGATTCAATAGATACCGCATTAACTCCGACAATTAATGCTGTCACAGAACCGGGAGCGCAAACAGGCGGTAAGCTTGCAAGTGTTCTCGGTTGGATTGCAAATAGGCTAATTGCGATTACCGGTAAAACCGCATGGCAAACTGCCCCGTCTTGTACTTTAGAGGATTGCTATGACCACATTGAAAATGGAACACATGAAAACGCAACAACATCAAATGCAGGATTTATGAGCTCTACAGATAAGTCAAAGCTTGATGGGGCTACGGCAAGTAATACATCAAATAAGCTTGTTCTTCGTGACTCATACGGACGAGCAAAGGTCGCCACTCCCTCTGATAGCTACGATATTGCAAACAAGACATACGTCGACACAAACTTTGTTAAAAAGAACTCTGACACAACAATGACGGCAAAGCTTACGGCGTATTCAAACACAGACTATTCAACCAAGCAAGTAAGAAATATTGTACTTTGGACGAGTGGAACAAACCCTCCCACAACGAGTTACGGGGACATAGTTATAAAGACTTTTTGAGGTGACTAAATGGCAACAATAAATTTTAAATACAAATATCCTTATGCCGGATATAGTTCGTCAAAATATGGTTGGGAGTGGGCAGAATCAAGAATCACCTTAAATGGCAATTACACATATCCTGCAGTGTTCAATACACAAATTCCGAAATGCTCGCATTTTTCATTTACAATAAATGTTGAAAATACAGGTAGCGGAACAGTTCTCGGAATACCATGGGAGGTGTACATATATACAACCTCATGGGTATGCGTTGAAACCTTCACAATGCCAACAACGGGTGAATATACATTTGACGGTGATATTTCAAATCTTAACATAAAGAAATTTTTGATGGTGCCTTCATCAAGGCAATCGTCAGGTAGAACATGGACACAAAGTTACCATGTAGAAAACTGTACAATAACAGAGGTGCTTGAGGAAAATGCTTTAGAAACAGGAATGTTTCAATATGGGATTTTTGCAAACTACTACGGATTGACACAAAGGCTAAACGAGATTTTTGTAAATGTAAACGGCACACTTTCAAGACCTACAAAAATACTTGTTAACATAGATGACACACTAACGGAAATCCAAAATGTTAATTCGGCATATCTTAATACAACATCGGAAAGCACAAAGCTTTATTCATTTACACCAACCTCAAGTGGAACATACAAAATTCAACAATTAAAAATATCCGGTGACCACGAAATACGAATATATGACTCGAATTTCAACCAACTATATGACGGATATTTCTATGAAAAGAGCTTTGAACTTACTCAAGGCTCTTTATATTATATTACGGTTATGCACTATTGTGGTGAGACCGATGTAAGCGAAAGCTATTTACAAATTTACAAGGAGGGTTAAATTTATGTCCATTCCGAATGAACCACAATCAAGAATTGAGAACTACCTCGGCACACTAATTGAACAAGCGAGTGCAGTTTTACCTAATGAACCACAATCTCGTATTGAAGAATATCTTTTATATATAATCCAAAATGTTCTGTTAAATATGCGAAATGGTACTGCAATAGGCTCAATTCGTCAAATCAATGCAGGCACTGTTGGAGATAATGCAAACAATGCTGCTACTTTTGGTGATTCAAATCAAGCACTCGGTAAATACTCTTTTGCTGAGGGCAAAGGAACTATAGCCGGACAAAACCCTGATGGGACTAAACATCTCGGAAGCGGTGCTCATGCTGAAGGTCGAAGTACAAAAGCACTTCATAATTATACTCATGCAGAGGGTGCAAATACTGAGGTGCATTCAGCAATGTCTCATGCGGAGGGTAATACCACAAAGATACTTGAAAATTCTGCAAACTCACATTCCGAAGGTGGATATACGGAAGTCAAAGGAACTTCTTCTCACGCAGAGGGGCATTATTCAAAAGCAGGAGATTTCCCGACATCTGCTTATCATGCATACCTAAATTCATCAACAACCAATAATGGAACAGGTACAGGCACAGGTTCAAGCGGTGCTTCCCAAAGCTTTATAGGGGCTCACGCAGAAGGCTTTGGAACTGTTGCAATACAAACCGGTTCTCATGCCGAAGGAAAGCACACAGTAGCTTATGCAGAGGGTTCTCATGCAGAGGGAAATAATACTGAAGCTTTAGGAGAGTCATCTCATGTAGAGGGTTACAACAGTAAAACCTATAGCAACGCAGATTATGCTCATGCCGAAGGTAGACAAACAAATGCAAAAGGCTATTGCTCTCACTGTGAAGGAGACAATACTACAGCAGAGGGCATTTCGTCTCACGCAGAAGGTACAGGAACCTATGCAAAATCAGAAAATCAGCACGTACAAGGAAAATATAATGTAATTGATAACTCAAATCAGTTTGCAAGTATAATAGGCAACGGACAGTCTAATGACTACAGAGAAAACATTCACACTATAAACTGGTATGGAGATGCTTGGTATAAAGGCACTATAGAGGGAAATGCAATAATAGTAAAATCATCTACTTTTGGCAGCAATAAAAGATTTAAAATTACAGTAAACGATAGCGGAACAATTTCTGCTACTCAAATTTAAGAAAGGATTGATGTTAAATGAAAACAACATGGAGTGTATTTCAACTTATTTTTTCAGCAGTCGGCGGATGGTTGGGCTGGTTTTTAGGAGGTGTAGACGGCTTGATTTATGCACTTATCGGCTTTGTTGTTGCTGACTACATAACGGGACTTATGTGTGCAATCATAGATAAAAAGCTATCAAGCGAAGTCGGATTTAAAGGTATATGCAAGAAAATATTGATTTTTGCTTATGTGGGACTTGCCAATATTCTTGATGTACAAATCATCAAAACAGGCTCGGTACTCCGAACGGCAACAATATTTTTCTACATTTCAAACGAAGGCTTGTCGCTTTTAGAAAATTCAGCATATTTGGGACTTCCTGTGCCGGATAAGATAAAAGAGGTATTACAGCAGCTTCATAACAGAAGCGGAAAGGATGAGTAAAATGGAAATAATAGAAAGTATTATGACTAAAAATCCTTGCTATACCGCAGGTAAAAAAATAACGGTCAAAGGCTTAATGCTGCATAGCGTTGGCTGCCCACAACCGAGTGCAATGGCATTTATCAATAATTGGAACAGTCCAAGCTATAAATCGGCTTGCGTACACGGATTTATTGACGGAAATACAGGAGCAGTTTATCAGACACTTCCGTGGAACCACCGAGGATGGCATGGCGGTGTCTCATCAAACAATACTCACATCGGAGTAGAAATGTGCGAGCCTGCTGGCATCAAATACACAGGTGGCTCAAACTTTACTGTTTCCGATAAAGTAAAAGCACAAGAGAGTGTTAGAAAAACCTATAACGCAGCGGTTGAACTTTTTGCTATGCTTTGCAAGAAATATAACTTAAATCCGCTAACCGCCATTATTTCTCATAAGGAAGGACACGCACAAGGTATAGCAACAAATCATGGTGACCCGGAGCATTTGTGGAAAGGCGTAGGACTTTCATACACAATGGACGGATTCAGAAACGATGTAAAAAATATAATTAACAATACGGAGGACGATTCTATGACTACAGAAGAAAAAGCAAAATTTAACTTATTGGTTGAGGCAGTTGAAACGCTAACAGCAAAGGTAGACACACTATCAAATAAAATGGTATATGCTTGGGTTGATGACAATATGCCGGACTGGGCAAAGCCTACCATCAATAAGCTACTCCAAAAGGGTTATCTTAAAGGTGACTCCGAGGGCAAGCTTAACCTTGATGAGAATATGCTGAGAATGCTTGTAATCAATGACAGAGCAGGTATTTATGACAACTAAATAACGGGACTTAACCCAACATACTTTACAGCCTACTGAGGACTTTTTTCTTCGGTAGGCTATATTTTTTTGTTTTTTTTTCAAAATAGGGACCCCAAAATGCAATTCTCGTGGCCTACCTATAGGAGGTGTTTTTTATGCAACACGAAAAAATACGAGAATTACAGCTTAAAGGCTATGGCTACAAGAAAATTTCTAAACTATTGGGTATACCCGAAAACACGGTAAAATCCTATATCAAAAGAAATCCAATAGTAAAAGCGGATAATACCTGTTTGAATTGCGGAACGGAGCTTTCCAACACTCCGCATAAAAAAGAAAAAAAGTTCTGTTCCGATAAATGCAGACTTGATTGGTGGAACTCTCATCCTGAAGAAATCAACAGAAAGGCAATATATAAAGC